GGCCAATACGATGTATCTGAAGAGGACATCCGTAACAGCCTGGAACAACAGGCTGAGATTGTGTTCGACTACATCAATCGATCTAACTTCGCCACACAGTTTTATGAAGCTGCACTTGATCTGCTGGTGGGCACTGCCACACTTCGCATTGACGAAAGTGATGACGACGAAATGCCGATTGTATTCTCTGCTGTACCACAGAAAGGTATCGCATTTGAGGAAGGGCCATTCGGTACGGTTGAGACACACTGGCGCAGGTTTAAGGTAAAGGCTCGCATGTTGGAGCGTATGTGGATTGGGTTTGAACCTAGTCAACGTATCTCTGATATGATTGAGAAGTCACCAGACACCGAGGTCAATGTGTGCGAGGGGGTGATCTATGATCCCAAAACCAAGAATTATTACGGTGCTGTATGGGTAGGTAACGAGGATCGCTTATCTTGGACTGAGGCCTTTGGTATGTCTAGTCCTTGGGTCACTGGTCGCTATTCTAAGTGTGCCGGTGAAGTGCGTGGTCGTGGCCCTGCTATGCAGTGTCTACCTGATGTACGTTCGCTGAATAAGGTCAAAGAGTACACCTTGCAAAAGGCTGCTATTGATCTGGCCGGTATGTACACAGCAACAGACGATGGTGTGCTTAATCCGTACAACATGCGTATTGCACCAGGTATCGTCATTCCTGTAGGTAGTAACAACACGTCAAACCCATCATTGCAGCGATTGGACACTGGAACTAACTTGCAGTTGGCACAGTTTGAGATCCAAGAGCTACAGAACGGCATCAAGTTGGCATTGTTCAATGACCTGCGTGATCCTGCTGGCCCTGTACGTTCAGCAACTGAGGTGGCTATTGAGTCGCGTGAGTTAGCTAAACGCATAGGTAGTGCATTCGGACGCTTGCAGACTGAAGTGCTCATACCTGTACTCAAACGCTGTGTGTCTATCCTTGCTCGCAGGGGCTTGATCTCCTCGATGGAAGTGGGTGGTCGTGACGTTGATGTTAAGTTCTTGTCTCCGTTGGCTAAGGCACAAGACGCAGAGGATCTGATCAGCGCACAACAAGCGGTACAGTTTGTGTTGCAGACTGCATCACCTGATCACGTCAAGATGTCGTTCAAGCTGGAAGAATTTGGTCGATGGGCTGCTGAGAAGACCGGTATGCCAGCAGAGCTAGTACGTTCAGAGCAGGAAACGCAGAAGATTGTACAGGCGGGTGCTGAAGCTGCACAGCAAGGTATGCAAGTACAAGCACAAGCTCCGGTGATGCCACAATGAGTTGGTCTGACCTAGACGATCTTAATGGTGCTGATGCGTACCAGAAACAGGCACGAGAGAAACAGGCAGAGTTAGCACGCTTGTTTCATCGTGTCTTCTCTACGGATGACGGTAGGAAGTTACTGGAACATCTAACGCACAAGTTTGTATTTAACAACGATACACCATTCACGTCACAGAACATTGAGTACGAGAGTGGCTATCATGCAGGTGAAGCTGGTGTGGTGAAGATGATCATCCATCAGATCACAGCTGCGGAGGATTTATGACAGAAGAAAAACCAAAGCGTAAGCGTACAGCAAGTCGCACCAAGAAGGAGAAGAACGTCATTGTCGTGCGTGATGATGATGGGTTTTTAGATAAGATTGGCGCGAAGCAAGAATGGTTAGGCAACCTTGCATTGCAGTACAACTTTGATCGCTTTGAATACGTCCACAAGTTTCGTGCGTTCCGTTGTTATCGTGGAGCACAGCACGTTGAATGGGTGGATGTGAACGAATTGAGTTTGTTAAACGGTGGTCGAAGACTGGTGGAGATCAGACTCAAACATCAACCTGTGAGTAAATCACGGGAAATCATTGAAAGACCTTGGAGATAAGATATGGAACAGGCCGTAGAAAACGATACCCTGACCGACAACAACGAAGGTGAAGTAGCACAAGATGCTGCGCCAGAGAGTTTGTTATCAGGTGCAGGTGAATTGGGTGATAACGAATACTGGTTACTTGAAGGCTATAAAGCCGAAGGTGAACGACCAGAATGGTTCAAAGCAGAGAAGTACAAAACCGTAGCAGACCAGGCCAAAGCGTATGTGGAGCTTGAGAAGCGATTCGGTTCATTCAGTGGAGCACCAAAGGATGGCTATGATGCCCCTGAAGGTGTAGAAGCTGATGACTACTTGTTCCAACAGTTGGCAGAGTTCGGCAAAGAAACCAACATGTCACCAGAGGCGTTTGGTAAAGCGTGGGAACTACTCCTACAACAGAACGAGGCTGCTGAGTCTGCCAAGCAAGAGCAAGAGATGGAAGCACTAGGGCCGGATGCTGGCAAGCGTATCCAGCAGGTTGATCGATACCTCCGTAATAACTTAGATGCTGATCAGTACGATGAAGTTAAATACTTCGTAACATCTGCTAAGGACATTCAGTTGGTTGAGGCATTAATCAATGCTACACGCCCGCAGAAACTACCTATTGATGGTGCGGTGAAACCTGGTGGTTTGACATTTGCTGACATTGAGAAAGAGATGTACAAAACCGACAGTAATGGCAATCTACTTCGCAGTGTAGATATCAATCACGAGAAGAAGATCCAGAAGATGCTGCGTGACTTTGGTGGTGATCGTCCCCATCAACAAGTGTTTGGCTAGGAATATTTGACGCTAGGGATTATAAGCACTATGATTGCTAGTGTTCGGATACCCCATTCTATGGGCCTGAATGGTACTAAGTAATTGAAGGTTGAATTGCTGAACCCATTTAGGTCACTTCAGCAGAAACCTCGGAAGGCATCTTACATACTGTTTGATGTTGTTTATTAATTTAGACAAAGAGGAAACTGCAATGTCTAAAACTTTATCATCTGTAGCTGTCATTGAATTTGACAGTTTGGTGAAGCATGCGTACCAAAACGCTGGTCTTCTCCGTAGCGCAGTTACCACACGCAACAACGTGACTGGTGACACTTATAAATTCCGTCGTATGGGTAAAGGTCTTGCCAACCAGAAGTCTACTTCTGATCTGGTAACTCCAATGGACGTATCTCAAGAGTACAAAGTTGCTACATTGAGCAACTGGAATGCTCCTGAGTACACCGACATCTTTGATGCTGCGGAAGTAAACTTCGACGAGAAGCAAGAACTGGCAAGCACTATTGCTGGTGCATTGGGTCGCCGTTGTGATCAGTTGGTTATCGATGCTATGGACGCATCTACTCCTCTGACATCTGCCGTGGCTGCTGGTGCTGCTAACTTGACTGTTGCTAAGGTGATCGATGCACAAGTTGCATTGCGTGACCAAGGCGTACCCAACTCTGACTTGTACGCAGTAATCGAAGCCAATGGCTTAGGTGGCTTGCTGAATGACGAGAAGGCTACTTCTGGCGACTACCAGGCTATCAAGGCTTTGGTTGCTGGCGAGATCAACACTTTGGCTGGCTTCAAAGTCATCGTACTTGAGACTCGCAGCGAAGGTGGCTTGACTGTAGCTTCAGACATCGTTGATTCTTGGTTCTTCCATAAAGATGCTGTCGGCTTAGCTCTCGGCATTGACATGAAGACCGAAGTGAACTGGATTCCTGAGCGCACTTCATGGTTGGCTAACGGCATGCTTAAAGCAGGTTCAGTAGTCCGCGATGAAGGTGGTCTGGTTAAAGTTCAATACGACCGTACTGCATAAGGAGAATCATCATGGCTTTCGCACGTTCTGGTTTGACTAAAATTGGTTCAGGTACTGGTGACGCACCTTCAATGTGGTCGTACACTACTGCTGATACCGTTGCTACTGTAAACACTGCTGACTACTTCCTTGATGCAATCAACGAGATCAAAGTTAATGACGTGATCATTGTTGCTTCATCAACTGGCGGTACTCCTGTGTTGACCATCAACTACTGCAATTCGAACACTGGTTCAGCAATTGACGTAACAGATGGCTTGGTAATCACTGCTACTGATAGTGATTAAATGACTGGGGGCTTTGGCCCCCTTTCTTCCTTCTAAGGTGACATCATGGCCTCTAAGATTGACCTCGTATCCAACGCACTTATCCTGATCGGTGATGCACCTATCAACTCATTAGTGGGTAGCTCACGAGCAGCACAGGTAGCTAATAACCTGTACGACAACATTGTAGGCTTTGAGTTCTCCAAGTTTCCGTGGGGATTTGCTCGCAAGAAGGCACAATTGTCTTTGACAACAGATACACCGATTGATGATGAGTTTTCAAGTATCTATCAGTTACCTACTGATATGGTGACGCTCATTAAGATCAATCCCAATATGGCCTACCGTATTTTGGGTGACAAGTTATACATCAACTACTCTGGCAAAATTGTATGTGACTACATCTACAAAGCCCCAGAGAGTGCTTATCCTCCTTATTTTGCCAAGATGATCGAGTACGCATTGGCTAAGGATTTTGCTACATCTATTCGTGATAGTGCCGCAGCACGTCAAGAGATGGCAGCAGAGTACTTAAACGCTTCTCGTATGGCTCGTTACACCGACTCACAACAACATCCACAAGAACAGATACAGCACCAACCATTTATTAATGTGAGGTACTAATGTCATTCAATGTAGGTGAAATGTCGCATGTGGGTGGAGCGAGTCCAGCACCAAGGATCTACACCTACAGTACGGATGATAAAAGATTAGCCGTATTAACTGCGGGTTACTTCAATGATGCTTACTTGAAGGTACAGGTGAAGGACTTAATCATCATCAACAACTCTGATGAAGTTTACACAGTGAAGGTTACAGCTGTGGGTGTTAAGAGTGTGACGGTTGCAAAGAGTTCTATGCTTGATCGTGAACATGTGTTCTTCTACCTACCTGCACAAGAAGATGTTTCTCTGCCTAACGATGGCGTGACGTATGCTGCAATACCAAACAAGGTGGGTGCATATCTGCATCACTTCACGGTAGATGCTGGGTTATTAACGTATGTTGGGCCTGGTGGTGACTTTTTGTTTAACGGATCGACAGACATTTCCTGTGACAACAACATGGACGTAACTATCGCCATGTTTATTAACGGTGTTGCTACTGGTCAATCTGTTTTGACTAGCTTTCCCAATGCTAACAAGCGCAAGCAATCGGCAACCACAGGTATGTTGTCGTTAGTAAATGGTGATGAAATTGATGTACGAGTTAAAGGTGATGGCACTATCAATGCTACACTATCAGTATTCAGCATGAACTTGACCTTCTTGGAGTTATAGAATGGCTAAGTCTAGGTTTACACAGACCAACTTTATATCAGGTGTACTTAGTCCATTACTCCGTGGTCGTACAGATCTTACGCAATACTATCAAGGCGTACAGGAAGCAGAGAACGTAGTCATTGTCCCACAGGGTGGGATGAAGCGTAGACCAGGTACTCAGTTCATTGGCAAGGCTCTGAAGAAGATCACCTACAACGCTACCGTACCAACTATGCCTGAAGGTGGTGCTACTCCATCTGTGCTGGTTGATGGTGATCCTGATACCTTCTCAACGACATCCAACAACATCTCGACTACCAATCCGTATGTAGTTGCTAAGACTGACTTGGGTGCTCCTCTGCTAATCGAGTTCATTGATGTTGAAGGTGTGAACTTAACGGCTGGATCATCCGATGAGTTTTACATTCAAGTCTCAAACGATGACGTAACGTACACCAACGTATTGCAGGTAACACTAGGCACAACACCACAGAACTATCGTGGCTATGTAGGTGGTCTATACCGTTACATGCGCTTTGCGCGTATTGGCTCTACTGACTTGGGTACAGCTAAAGTAGCCATTGGTACGTTTCGTATGGCTATTCAGTCGGCTACCCTATCAAACGTCAAGACATTAGACTTCTCTGTTGAGACTGATCGGCATTACTTGCTGGTGTTTACCGAGTACAACTGCCGTGTGTACCGCACACCAGATACGCATGTGGCAGACATTCGCACTAACTACACCTCAGATCAAGTAGGTGCATTGCGTGATGCACAGACAGAAAACGTCATGCTGCTGTTCAATGAAGATCATGCGCCTGGTCGTATTGTCAATTTAGGGACTGATGTTGATTGGTCGTTTGACAACATACCGTTTGTAAATGTTCCACAGTACGATTATAACGATTCGTTATCACCAACACCGACTAGTGACGTACAAGTTATGACGCTGACTGCGTTTGTAGCAGGTGATACGTTCCAGCTAGACATCGAAGGCGTACTAAGCAAAAACATTACGTTTGCGGGTGATGCTACTGCTGACCAGCAGAGTGCTACGTTATTTAACATCCAGAAGAACATCCAAGAAATGCCTGTGATGGGTGATACTGGTGTGACAGTAGCTCGCACAGGTGCTTTGCAGTACACCATTACAGTTGGGGGTGAGAGTGCTAAGGACTTTGAACTGTTCGCTGGCTTCCCTACCTCTGGCACTGCATCTAAGTCTATTGCGTTTACCAAGAGCGTCAACGGTAGTCCTCGCAAAGAAGATGTGTGGTCATCAACTCGCGGCTTTCCTATCTGCGGGTGCTTTTATGAAGGTCGCCTTGTACTAGGTGGTACAAAAAGTAAACGCCAATCATTGTTTGCGAGTAAGTCAGGTAACTACTTTGACTTTGAGATTGGTGAGGGTGATGACGATGAAGCTATCTTTGTTACCATTTCATCACGCAAGTTAAACAACATTGTTGATGTGTTTGCTGGTCGTAACCTACAGATATTCACAGACGGTAGTGAGTTTGCCGTATTAGCTAGACCTATTACCCCAGGCTCGATTGATATTACTCCACAGACGTCGCATGGCTCATTGCCTGTTGAAGTTAAGGATGTTGATGGAGCTACGTTGTTCGTAGATCGTAACGGTAAGACCTTGCGAGACTATGTGTACAACTTTAGTGAGGATGCTTACACAGCTAATGATAAGTCTGTATTGGCCTCCCATATTATCAATCGTCCTACTGACATGTGCGTGCTATCGGGTACAGCCTCTGACGATGCCAACTGGGTGATCCTATCTAACACTGATGGATCAATGGTTGTACTTAATACATTGAGATCACAAGACATCAACGGCTTCACACAATGGACAACCAGTGGCTTTATTAGCACGCTGTCTGTTGTTGGTGAAGAGATGTACATGATTAACAAAAGAACAGTTGGCGGAGTAGAAAACAACTTCATCGAGCGATGGGATTTTAGCTATCGTACAGACTGTGCCATCAAGAAGCCTGTAGCATCTAGTGTGACAGGTTTAGAGCATCTTGAGGGTGAAACAGTGTCCGTGGTAGGGGATGGTGCTGTTTTGGATTCTAGGGCTGTCACAGGCGGTGCTATCACCATGACCACAGCAGAGCAAGCACACACAACGGTAGAGCTAGGTATTAACTTTGTTCCTCGCATTAAGCCTATGCCATTGAACACTGACATGGGTGCTGGCCCTAACGGTATGCGGATCAAGCGTATTGTTCGCATGAACTTCCGTGTGTATCAGTCTTACGGTATTTATGTGGACGGTATTCCTTCAGCTATCCGTTCGTTTGATGATGCTAATAATTCACCATTGAACAGTGATCCACAAGCCTTTGATGGGATCATTGACGATGTGTT